GTGAACATCAGATTCCCGATAAAACCTGCATAATCACGACACACAATAGGCGTAATATCCAGAGCCAAGGCAGCATAAACAATAGCTTGGTTTTCAACTGAAACATCGACAAACAAGCCTTGCTCTTTCTGGTAAATAAACAGCGTGACATTCTGCACACCGAGAACACAGCGTACAATCTGGGACGGAATAGACTGTAGTGGAATCTGTTGCATATCATTTACCACTCAGGAAATTGCTTAACTTTTCCATCCCTTCACTGGCTTTATTTTTTAATGATGTTAATACTGATTGTTTTGGGGCATTGGTCTGTGTTTTTCCATTATCGACAGGTGGAACCGCATCTTTCTTTTTCGGGTCATCTATGCCTGCCGGATTTGATCTGGTGTAAGTCGATGTTACTTCCCTGATTTCCTTCAACGGAACTTCCACGATATACATATAAGCGCCGCTTTGTTGGGTGCGCCTGTATGTGTACTTCTCCATCGTGTAGCCAATGTAGTTCACTTCAGGAGTGACAATCGCAAAAAGTTGCAGTGACTTCGTTGCAGAATCAATCAAATCAATAAATGTTTTTCGTTCTGTTTCCGTGCCGGAAAAGTAAAGCGTCATAACTGGATTAGCTGGCATTTCCACTTTGTTGTAGCTTGCGAATCCGCCTTTTTCAATCGGAAAATCGGAAACGCGCATTTCTTTTTCATATTCAAGACTGCCGACAGAAAGAGTCGCACTACCTATCAAGTTGCCAGGTAGTAATCCACCAGCCGCACCAACAGCGACACCAACAAATCCGGGGAACAGGCTTTGATCTGCAAATAGCTTATCCGGACTTTTCCCGTCTGGCGTTAAAGTCCATATCCCCCATTTCTGTTCTACCTGAAACGCTCTCCAGATAGCGCCTTGGATGCTATCTAACACAAAGCCAGCAACCGGCGGGAAGTTGGGCGAGCGCGGTATTGGCGGAACGCCGTCAGTGTTTGGTACGTCGGGATACGGTATCAGAGGCATCACATTTGCCCCGTGTTGGCTTGCGAGATCGACAGGTAATCAATCGCCTGTCCAGCATCACGCATAATGCCTTCTGCGTCAGTTGCTTGCGTGTAAATCTTCATCTCGCCAATGCTATTGGTTACGCTACGGGATGGCGCATTGCTTGCTATAGCTCCGCCTGCCATTGCTGCTTGTGATGCGCCGGGGATTCCTGACAAAACGCTATTGGCATATCCAGCGCCCTCACCGTAGCCAGCCAGACCGGCCTGTAGACTTCCAGCGCTTTTTGAGCGCCTCGCAACATATTGCGAAATCAATCTGATTTGTTCGTCAATACCTTTGTTTTTTAGTGGTTCAATTCCCCAGCCCGGATCACGCGCAGTAGATTCCAGCAAACCAAATGGGCCAAATGCGGTTGATACTTTTCCGGTATGCGGCGCAATGCGCTTACCTTGCGCATTGAGTCCATAGTGATATTTGCTTGGATCATCAATATATGCACGATTCCCGCCTGTCTCCTGCTTAATGATTGCGGACAAAGTTCCAGCAGGGAGGCCATTTTCCTTTTCGGCATTTGCCAGTTTTTGCTCAAGAGATCCAGCACCAGACGACGGGCTGTAAGCGCCGCTACCAGCGCCATAAGCAATTTGCATTCCCTTGCGGTCGCCTTTAATCGCTGCAATCAGCGCATTGCCTGCGCCTAGTAGTTTTGTGACTGGGTTATATGCAACTTCTTGCATTTTATCCAGCAATTTATCAAGCCATTCGATCAATTTACTAACGCCGTCAATCGCATTCTGCCATGGTATAAGTGAATCACCGCCCTCCTTGAATGTCCGGAAATCATCGGCTACCAAGCCAATAGCAACAGCCAACAAAAGCAATTCAGCGGCAAGCAAACTGATGGGCAGTGCTTTTGCCCCCATGATTGCAAGATACGTTCCCATCGTGCCAAGAAAACCCAGCACAAAGCCGCCGTGCTGTTTTATCCACGTTCCAAAACCTTCAAACAGATCAATAATTCGCATTATCGCAGGCGCGGCATCAGATAACAGCGTAATACCGTAGGCTGTTGTTTCCTGTCCCAGCATAGTCAACGCTTTCTGCATCGCGGTATATTGCTTTGCCTGCTGTTCCGTCAGCTTGTTCAGCTTTGTCTGCCACTCTAGCAGGTCTTTGAATTCCTGATCGCTGGATAGCAGCAGGTTCATTGTCCCAGCATCAATGCCAAACATTTGACCAAGGTTAAAGGCATCCTTTCTATCCATCCCCATCATTCGATTATGGATAACTTGGAATAGATCAGTAACAGAACCTGCCGCCTCAGAAGGGGCAATTTTTAGCGCATTAAAAAACGGCAGCAGTGACGAATTTCCCGTTAATTTCAGCTCTGTCTGCGCTTTACTGAGCATATCCAGCGTGCCCTGCAAGCCTTCAACGCTTCCACCTGCAACCTCAGCCGCTCCGCCTAGAATACTGATCTGTGTAAAACTCTCCTTGATATTTTGTGAGAAGCGATACATTGCCGCGGATGATTCGATGACATTCTTGGCAAAGTTCGTAACAGCAGCAGTGCCGCCAATAATGGCAAGAAACTTGGTAGCTTCTTTTGCCATGTCATTAAAACCGCTTGATCCTTCCCGTGCGCTTTCCTTGACTTTCTTGCCCATGTCCTTGGCTTCCTTGCCAGTGTCTTTCAGCGATCCGCCAATCTTTTTACGACCTTTATCATAATCGGTCGTATCAAGCCCGAGCTTTACAATGAGCGAATCAATGATCGTAGCCATCAGTCATCAGTCATCAGTCATCAGTCATCAGAGTACGGTTGTAATCGTCTACTGCTAATACTTCCATCATAATGTACAAGTCAGTACAGCCGAGCACAGTATCAAGCTCATGCAATCTCGCCATGCCTGAGGATAATACTCGACCGATTGATGATTGCACGTTCACGTAATTTATCAGCCCCTTTTGCCGCCGCCCACTTTCTTTAAGCGGTCGGATGGGGATTGGGCGACGGCTTGCAAAAAATCCGTGTGCAATTTCCAAACCTCTGCACGCAGTTTGATCCTTGTGGTAATTTCTTCAATATCTTCTTCAATGATAGGGCGCACTATATGCGGCTTTGCCGGATCAGGTATTGACTGTACGCATCCCATCATCTCTGCAAGCAATGGCTCTGCAACGTCATATTTCAAACCGGCAAGCGCCTTTAATCCGATCTCAGCAATACCTGCCATCCCAAGATTCTCAAATCCTTCTGGCAACTCAACGCCACCAGCTATCAATGCAAGAATAGCGCGAGTTGCCCAAGCTTCGCCTTGAGAAGCTGGCATTTCCGTAATCTGGAAAGCCTTTCCCTTATCTCGATTCTGATCTGTGATTGTAACTACTGACACTTTCCGCATTGCTTCTCTCCCAACTCAACGGACTCTCCATAATTAGATCGACAGCCCGCCACGGTGGAGAGGCCGTCCCGCCGATTGTGTCAGCGGGTGCGGGTGTCGAAACCTGTTATAGCAACGAGCGGTCGATACGTTCCCAAGTAATAACAAAATCCATCGGCTGCAAAACTTTCTGCGCGTCAGGAACCTGTTTTGGGGTGGTCAAAATACCACGAGTCATTGCAAAACTTTCACCAGTTGACGGCAAAGCAAGACTGCCCATGATGTAATACACCTCACGAGCTGTTTTCATCGCCTGAACCAGCGTTGTGAAGAACGTTTTGCTCGGGCTATCGGCTTGCAAGCTGACCGTCATTTTCGCCGGATTAGGCGTATAACCAGCAGTCATTCTGCCATCTACGCCCATGTTAACCTCTGCCAGATCAACAGCATCAGCAACAAAAGCGCGGTCAGATGAAAAGCCGCGCATTGTAACCGGAACCGGGAACAATCCCGGAACCATGAAGGTCAGCACACTGTTAGCGCTGGTAATTGTTGTCTCAGCCATGATATGCCCCTTACATTACGTCAATTGATGCGACGGTGATTTGCTGCACAGCACCGCCATCGGTATACCAGAAATTGATAACTGGCGTTCCGCGTGCAGCGCGAACTTGTGCGCCAGGATCAAGAATTTGCAAGTAATAACCTTGCGTTTCAATAATGCTTGCAACATCCAATCCTGCCGCATTGTTTACCTGTGCCTTTTGTGATTCGGACAATACAACCCCTGCGCGAATCCCGCCAAAGTTGATAAACTGGTTGATCGGGTCTTGCATCACCGCACGGATAAGGTTATAGCCTTCTTGGTTGTACGGGATGGAAGTAATCTGTGTAAGCAGATCCATCAGTGCAAGCTGAAACTGATTGTTCAAATAGACCTGATTCAGGAATGTGTCAGCCCACAACCATTGGCCGCTGACTTGCCCGTTATACAAAAAAGAAAAATCATCATTCGCCGTTGCATAAATTCCGTAAAAACTGTAGCCATTTTCCAGCAAGTTAGCTGCTATCTGTTCATCAGTTACAGTATCTGCCATTCCGGATTGATGCTTGAATGCAAACGTGATTCGTGCATTGTTTCTTGAAAAATCAATTGATGCACCGGCACCTAAAACAAACAACGCAAGATTCAGCGTGTTATAGACCGGCATCACGGCATTGTACTCCGCCTGCTTTGCAAGATAACCAAAGCATGTAGTAGATCCGTTTACAATCGCCTGCGCATCAGTATCCCACGGAACGTACAGAAAGCGCTGATTTTGTGCATCAGTCCACTCTGCAAATAATGTCTTGTCCTCAATGACAGGCTCAAACATGGTCGTAAATGATACCCAGTTCTGCGTGCCAGAATAAACCCTGTCCATTGCCGTTTCTGGCGTGTCATTGTCTACGCCCTGTGTCAGCAAAGCACCAGATTCCTCTGCCATTTTGATGAGCGGAGAAAAGGCACCGGTAGCATAGTTGATCGTGTAAGGCGCGCCTTCAAATGTATCAATGACGAGAATGAATGCGGAAACTTCTGCATTCCATGTAACAACGATGTTATTATTGAACGCAGTTGTGATAATGCTAGCAGCATCACTAAAACTGGTAGCGCCTGAAAGATTGATTGATGCCGACGTGAACGAATATAGATCACCGGCACCATCAGTGCCGCTGATGGTCATTGTTCCGGGCGTCAAATCCTGTATCTGTGTCAGTGTATAACCGGCAAAAGATCCGCTGCGTATTCCAACAGATCCGTTGCTATCCCCCCCGACATAACGGGAAAACCAGATAAGACCGGGCTTGACTGTTGAATTGTCATACCCTTTGAAATACACGGTAGCCGCATCTTTTTCGGCAGATGATGCGCCAAAAAACGCTCCTACTGCATTTGGGCTGGAAAAGCTCATCGGCGCACTAGGAGGCAATAGGTCATTCATCGTCAGCACAACGCCATTCAGAGACAGCGGGTTTCCACCGCCATCAATAGTGCCGGGATTAACAGTTACGATATTGCGAGCAGGAATCATGATTTACCTCACGTTTGATCTACAGGAACGGCCACATTTGCAGTAATCTCGTCAGCAAATTCCTGCGGCACTGTCACTTGTGGATTATACTGAATAGACACGGTAATCGTCCACCGTGTAACACTTTGTTTTTCACCCGTTGTCCACGGGTGCTGCATGCCATCCGTTGCATATAGCGGCTTGATATTTTCGGGAAACGCATCAAATCCATAGCCCGTCCTGATTGCGTTCAAAATCACACGGCACCAGTTGCCAGAATTGTCGCCGTAGAAATCAACTTGAATATCAGACCGCACGCGGCCTATCAGATCGGCCTGATCCAGAACTGGATCTACTTGAGCACTAGCACTGTATTGTTGGTAAGGAACAGACAAATCAACCGACAGGATTTCAGTCAATTCAATATACTGGCCGGATGGGGGAGGCGTGCGGTTTACCTGTCCCCTGATTATTTCAGCGCCATCAACAAACGGATCAATGAAATCAGCCAGCGCATCAATGATGTCGTCAATAACTACGCTTATTTCATACTGAGCCATTATTGCTGCGACTCCTGAAGCCAGATAGCGACTTTTACCCAGTCGGCCCAACCTTCGAGCACCTTGACAACCAGCCACGTCTTGCCATCAATCAAAATAATATCGCCGCCTTTACTATCTGGACGAATAACCGCCGCAAGCT